AATCATCGTCTGAGTCATCCTCAGAAGAATCTAGTTCGGAATCTAGTTCGGAGTCATCCTCAGAAGAATCTAGTTCGGAATCATCGTCTGAGTCTAGTTCGGAATCATCGTCTGAGTCTAGTTCGGAGTCTAGTTCGGAATCATCGTCTGAGTCTAGTTCGGAATCATCGTCTGAGTCTAGTTCGGAATCATCGTCTGAGTCTAGTTCGGAATCTAGTTCGGAATCATCCTCAGAAGAATCTAGTTCGGAATCTAGTTCGGAATCATCCTCGGAAGAATCTAGTTCGGAATGCAGCGATCCTTTGATTGTTGCTTTACCTAATGATGGTCCTAACGTTACGTTCAGCACAACTGGCGATTGCCCATACCCAGTTAGATTTTTTGCTCAATCAGTAGTAGATGAGTTACCAAGTGGACCATTTGGAGAAGGGTCAAGACAACAAGATGGAACTTGGCAACTCATCAATGGTGAAATCGTTGTAACAATGTGTTATAGCACACTTGGTGGTAGTAATGGGGACGGTATTTACACACAACAACAACTAGATGCTGGATGGGGGTGGGATACTTCTATTGGACACAATGGTGGAATGTTTGGACCGTGGATTTGGGAACATGGCTTTACTGCCCCTATTACACATGTCGCAGATGGGGGTTGGACACTAACGCCATTCGATAGAGTAGAACTAGGCGTATTATGTGCTAACTGCGAACCACCTTCAAGTTCTAGCAGTGAATCTAGTAGTGAGTCATCCTCAGAGTCTAGCAGTGAATCTAGTAGTGAGTCATCCTCAGAGTCTAGCAGTGAAAGCAGTTCTGAATGTAGTTGTAATACTACATTCGATATGCCTGATTCTACTACTGATGTTACGTTCACATGTGCAAACGTCCCTGTGAATGTGCGTGTGTTCTTAAATGAGGATTATACCGCAGTAGGAAGATGCGGTTCTACATGGGCATGGGTTGCTGGTGAAATACACGCCACTATAAACATGGTACAAGATTGTCCACAATCAATGGATGGAAATTACACTTATCCCGAAATCAACACATTATATGTGTGGGTAATAAGAGTTGGACACTTCCAAGCCGAAATGGTATACGAATACGGTTTCTCCGAACCCATCGAAGTCTCATTTAACGGTGCTTTCCAAGTAACACCAACTAACGGAATAACAGAACTTGGACTAATCACTGGATGCTCATCATCCATCGCAAGCAGTGAATACGGTGAAAGTTCTAGTGAAAGTTCTAGTGAAAGTTCTAGTGAAAGTTCTAGTGAAAGTTCTAGTGAAAGTTCTAGTGAATCATCGTCTGAGTCTAGCAGTGAATCTGGTTGCAACACGTTCACCACGCAACTACCAGGAGAAAACGCTCCTAATGTTACCTTCACGTATAATGGTGTGCTACCTCATGTGGTAAAAATCTACGCACAATCAGTAGGACAATGTTGGCCCCCAAGTGGACCTTATGGCGAACCAAGTAGCCGAGACTGGGCAACTGGAACATGGTCCTTGATTGATGGTGAAGTCATCGTAATCATGAACTATAGCACTTATGGTGGTTATCGTGCAAACGGTTACTACGCTCAAGACACGCTGAATAGACCAGGAGAATGGGACATTTACATCCGACACTGGGAAGGTATTGATTGGATGTGTGTAACAGAAGTATGGGACTTAGACTTCACCAAATCCATCACGCACGCCGTAGATGGCGACTGGTCATGCAGCTACTTCCCCCTAACCCTCCTAGGAATACTATCACCTTGTGAGAGTAGCAGTAGTAGCAGTAGCGGTGAACCAATCACCCCTAATCCTACCACAATAGAATACGCTGACCTATACTTCAACGTTCACGCTGCTCTTGATGCCCCCAACAATAGCACAATCACCCTAAACGGTGAAACGCTCAACATTGTTAGTGTGGGAGACTTCGGTATGAGCAACCAAACACTAGTAAATGGTTCACCATACATCAGTGGGTTCATGGGTAGGGATGCTATCGGCGATTTCACGGCAGATTTCAGTTTGAACGTTGCCAACAACACTGTTGATAATTTACAACGAGAAGTATTCGGATTCGGTTGTTATGAAGGCGGGAAACCAGTAGATGGAGCAGTAAGTGCCAGCGTAGGAATCTTAACCGATACTGATGGCTACTACATCACCGATGGAATAGCAGCACCACTACCCTACGGCTCACCAGTCAAACTAGACTACGACACTGCCTACGGTATCAACGTAATCCGTTCTAGTGGCGATTTGAACATCACTGTTACAGGCGAAACCGTTCTCATTCAAACTACCATACCTGATGACACGGGTGCTTATGAGTTTACTTACCTACATCTTTTACGCACCAACATCGACCCTTATTATTACGAACTTCAATTAACAACAACTGTTGAGTGGAACATGAGCAACCTAGTAATCACACCCCTCTTTGAATACGTGGAAATCCCCACAGTAAGCGAACCAGGAGATTTACGCTCGTGGACAAAACTACCCGTCAAATGCACAACCCTGAGTGTTCCTATAAACTGGGAAGAACAAATCACCGTAGTGAATGATAGTACGATTACATTCACCGAAATGTATGATAATGAGGGCGAGTGGTATCCCGCCTACTCTTACCTCGGTGGTAAACTACCAGACCCCACAAGTGAATGGCGTGTTTATTTCAAAGCCACCATTCCAAGTCTCTTAAAAGATGACGATTCAACTGTGAACGAATACAGTCTACTCACCCTAAGAGACGTGAGAGTCGAAGCAGCCCCCGTGAGTGCCGCTTACCTACTCGCATACATCACAGGCACAGCCAGTGGTGAATCTGGTATCGACACGAGAACCATCAAAGTACGAGCCAAAGACGGAGCTAACTTACTAAGCCAAGACTTTGACTTACAATCTGATGTAACTTACGTCTACTTAGAATTCGTTAGACGAAACGGTGAACTGTGGGTTTATGTAACACCCGATAAGGGTAGTATCCAAAGCGTCATGTTCGCCTACAATGACCTAGTACCATTTAATTACTGCTCCTTCAGCGACCCCTACGCTTTACCCACAAGTGCTAATTGGACATTGAGCGATTTCATCTGGGGCTTCGGTGAACAAAGCACACCACTCGCTACCGATTATGCTGGTGGTTTTGCTGCTAACCAAGCCACTGCGTATTCTATGGCTCAGTATATCCAAGCCATGCGATTAAGAGTTGAAAAGTTCGGTTATGAGGAAACACAAAGGTGCTTCCCGAACTTGAATGTAAAACAATTCCTAGAACACAATAGCGATAAGTAGTTGGTCCTCTTCTAGGGACAAGAAAAAATAAGCCCTAACATTTGCTCGTTGCTTTTGTTATGGGCTTATTTAGTTCTTTGAATTACCCATGTTCCCCGAAACGTTTTAACTTCCCAATTCGGCTCGCTAACAGTTGGTAGAAACTTATCAATGGCACGCTTAACACTCTTAATGAAAATAGAATCATCTATCAACATGAAACCACCAACATTCACAGCACACCAAAAGTTAAACATGTCATTATACGCACCCGCCTCAGTATGATCGCCATCCACATGCACCAAGTCAAATGTGCTACCACCCAAACAACTTAAATCCGTAATGGTTTGAGTATTCACGTTGATTAGCTCGAACTCAAACACTTTCCCACTAGTAGTACGGTAATATTCTAGGTTCTGGGCAGCAGCCGATTGAGAGTTTCCAATGTACTGCTCACAATCTAAACCCACATACAAGGTAGCAGGTGAGCCATCTAAGAAACTAATTGCACTGTAACCTAATCTCACACCGATTTCTAGGATTGTGCGTGGTTTTAATTCGGCAGCTAGTTCTTTTAGAGCAGGGTAATAATTAAGTGCTTCAAAGAAATCAGCACCTTGGTCTCTGTTGACTGGTAACGTGCGGAGAAAATCAATCATTTTTAATTTCCTTTTTGTATAATTTAGTGTGATTTGACTAAATTAGTTACACAGGAGAACTAAAATGGCTGAGATAATGACTACCATTGGTGAGGCAGAAATCTTTTACGATGCCGCTTCAGACTACTTGTACTTGAAAGATAATCAGGGTGGGCTAATTGGAGCACCGTTGACCACATGGGAACTCAATGCGGAGACATTAAAAAACCCGCAAGATATCCTGCGGGTAGCGAGCGGTATCAAATTGATAACCGCTCAGGAACGATGGAAAGCATTGAAGCTAGAACGGTAAATCTGGTTCTGGTTGAGCATCCGCATACTCATTCATGCTAGTCTCATCATCACGGATATGAATGAGTGTCTCTAACGTATCACCGCACGCACCTAGCTCCCACTCAACAGAGGTCAGCACATTCTCTGCTTTCTCTCGTGCTACACTCAGGTAGCGTTGGAGTTTCGTGTATGCCTCAATGTCATCAGTAAACACGTCCTCAGCATCAACCACTCGCCACGCCATATCAACTTCTTCACCATCGGAACCATTCAATCTCACGCACAATGTGCAGTAGGGTGAACCGTTGTCCCCGAATAGGATTGCTGCGTAGACTTCGCCTTCACCCTTGTCTACCACGTAGACACACTGACCGATTTGGAACTTCTTTGACTTCTTCATTACTGACTCTCCATTTGGTTATGGGGTTCTTAGCCCCCGTGTTGCTCCCTAATAGAACAGAACCCGAAAGTCAATGCAATACCAAAAGAAAATTATCTAAAAATTATTCTAATGGCAGAAAACCCCCCACCTGTGAGTAAGTCATAATACTAACCAGAAAATAATTCCATAAGGGGGGGTTTCAATGACTCACCAATTTTGGTAAAATTTAGGGACTGAGACACCCGACTTTCACTTACTGGAGAAACCAAATGATTTACCGCCACACCAAGATCCAACTGGATATCGCTAATTTTCTGGCTACGGATTGCCTCAATTACCTCAACGAGCAACTGGAGCTGGAGGACGACCCACAAGTCCACGTAGCAGACGTAGCATTCAGCTTGTTGCTCTACGCCCTACGCACCCACCCCAACCGTGTAGGACTCGCACAAGCCATCACAGCCGCAATCGCCAGCGATGCCACCGACTCATACGACTGCCCCACCTGTTTTGACTACGGCGTGATTGATGAGGATGACGGTGATACAGTGCGTGAGGTAGATTGTCCCGATTGTGGAAAATAATTTTTCGCACCCCGTCAGGATTATCGCCTGACGGGGCAATAGTATGCGTAGTGTGTGAGAGAAACGAGTTTACAACAACTGGAGAGAGACAAGTGTACATCCAAAAGTTCAACAACCCCGAAAACTTTACCAACTGTCAAGAATGTGGAGGCGACACCGGACCACACTACGACATTAGTTTCAACCGACCCATCATTGGAATCTTCAACCTCCAAATCAGTCTACAACTCTGCGAAACCTGCTACAACGAACTCCAAAATGCGGGCTACATTGACAATGCAGACGGGGACGAAGAAGATACAGAAGTCCCAAAACCATAAATTAAAAAACACCCCCCACTTGAGGTGTCAAAAGTTTTCTCAAAAGGAGGGTATCAAAGTCCAGCAGACTTGCTAAAATGAAGGAGTAAGGGGCAAGCCCCCTGCTCTTTGACAATTCGGTTGTTATTGTGTCCTATCTGTTTCGTAATGGGTGGTCTAATGACTGCCCCCAAAATGAGGAGTCATCTAAGATGACTAGCAAGAGTGTTAGTGTGGTGGTGCGTGCTAAGACCCGCAAGACCAACAAGCCCGTGAGCAAGAAGAAAACTGGACTCCAGCAAGCCCACTATGACCGCTTTCAGCGAAAGATCAACGGAGTCATCCGTGGTGTAGGACGGATCGGAACTGCCACCAGAGCAAGCATTGCGGACTACTGGAAGCTCTGGGACTGGATCATCACCCTACCCGGCTACGAGGAAGCTGCCGCAAAAGGCGAAGCTAGCTTGAATGCCTTCAAGCGAAAGCTCAACGGAGGCACTGAACTGAGCAACCAGCAAATGGTCATCCTGAACCGCAGCAAGCGAATCAGGGACAACTGGGACAGCGTGGCAGCCGCACAAGGGGCAGGAACAATCATCGCAGCTTGTAACTACAAGCCCCGTGATCCAGAGTCTAAGACCGCTGAACCGGACTGGCGGCAAGAGGTGATTGATGCCCTCGCCATTCAGGATGAATACGCTAAGCTGCACGCCACCGACAAGGAAGCCGCTAAGAAACGCAAGGAGGAAAAGGAGGCAGCGGAGTATGCAGCCAAGAAGGCAGCCGAACAAAATCTGAAGGAAGCCGAAGCCAAAGTGTTCGCACTGGAACAAGCTGATCGTGTGCGAACCGCTGAAGACCACTTCGACGCCCTCATGTTGAAGCTGGCAACCGAAACGGCACGCAAGGAAATCTGGGAACGGTATGAGCGGGAACTCACTGGTGGTGAGTTAAACGCCGCTATCAAGACCGTCAAGAAAGTGGCAGATAGCGGGGATGCCCTCAACCACTTGCGAGCAAGCGTATTTGCAATCCTTATCCCCGCCATGAAAGAGCCGATGGTAAAGAAAGCCATTGCCAAACTGACCATCGAAGTGAAGGACGCTGCCTAGGGCTTGCGATGAGGGGCAAGGAAGCCCCTTTTACTCACCTTTTACTCACCTTTTACTCACCCCGCACCAAACAACCGTGTGGGGTCATTTCTCTGTTCCTGTTATTACGAAAGGGGCTACAATGCCCAAACCCGAAGTAGAGTATTACGATTGCCCCACTTGCGACAACGAGCAATGGCTCGAAGTCTATCAAGGCAAAGACAAAGGTGGCAGCATACACCGAGTGGAATGCCCAGATTGTATGGGAGAGAACGACCTGACTGACTGCCCAACCTGTAAAGGCATCGGCTTAGTTAAGAGCGATGGCAGCCAAGGCATCATCGAACTCACCCCAGAAGGGAAACAAGTCTGGCTCAAATGCCCCACTTGTAATCGCTGAACGACCAGTCCACACCACCCCACATGCCCTAACAACCGTGTGGGGTTTTTTATTGCTCACGCTTAACTAACAACATGGACCGAACACTCCTCTGGCAAGCCAAACAAACTTACCTCGCACAATGCCTTGCACACACCACACACGTCTTAGGACTCACTGCCGAGATAGGAGTCTACCTAGGTGGCACAAGTGCCTACATAGCTAATCACAACGAGAACAAGCCACACCTAGCAGCAGACACTTATGGGGTTGGAATAGTACACGCTGGATCAAAAGACCAACACGTCAATGGCGAGTTCACTGTAGACAGAACAGAAGTCATCAACTACCTCAGAACCATCCCCAACATCATACCAATTGTTGGAATATTCCCCGAATCATTCACTAGCATCGAAGCCACGTTCAGTTTCGTCCACGTCGACTTAGACACGTATCAAGGCACGATAGACAGCCTAACTTACTTCTGGGATAGACTCAATACAGGAGCATGCCTGCTCTATGACGATTGGCAATGGGGCAACTGCGTAGGCGTAACAACTGCCCTACAAGAGTTCTTAAAAGAGAACCCGAAAGTAGCATGGTCAGAGGGCAGCAACCAACTCGCCCTCTGGAAAACCTAAGTCTATATCACATTATAAAATAGTAAACTCCTCATGCGTAACCAACTGAGATATCAACGACTCAGCAAACTCAGCCACAAACAAAACACGCAACATCTTCACCATGTCTAGTTCAGGCATCAACAAGTGAACCGACCACACACCCTCACTCAAAATACGCTTAGCCAATGCCAATTGCCACTCAGCTAGATTCGGTTTGATCCTACTCGCATCAGCCGATCTACCAATGATTTGCTTACTCATCCCCCCTGCAACACCCGACTCCCACTCCAACCCCTCAAACCTAGCATGAACCGACAACGGGACTAACGTCTTCTCAATTAAAATACCCTCATCCGGTTGACTCACCACGATAATAAACGTATCAGCAAACACAGTCCTACCACCCGCCCTAATACCCGGATTGTACAACACCACAGGACACGTTAGGTTCAACGGGTGTAAACCAAACTCAATATCCAAATGCGGCATCGCACACGACCCACTCAGTAACTCCACTGACCTATCCAATAGAACCGTAGGACTCACCACAGCACTTGCCACGTTCAAAGCATCGCCAAGACTAATCACCCAACCATTATAAATCGTAGGAACATTTACGCTGGCTACTAAGTTCAACGTGTTCACATTGATAACCCGATTCATACTTGGGTTATCCACATGAGCATTCACAGTCAAAGTATTAGGATTCAACGTAATTAAAATTAGCGGCGTAATGATGCTACTAGCCACCGGCAACGTGCTAACACTCACATCACCACCACTCACAATCACAGGAGCAACCAACCCCGCCTGTGCTGACACGAGACCAACCGTCTTAGCAATCGCTGGTACTGGAGTTATCACCCCACTGGCAACACTCACAAGACTCACACCCTTACTCACCTGAATGGCTGGACGAACCACACCACTCACCGTGTTCACCTCAGTCATCACAGGTCTCAGATTGATTTGAGACGCATACAGAACCACAGGAGCGGTCAACAGTTGCGGCAAAATCGTACCATGCTGCGTAACCTGAATAGTAGGATTGATAACACTAGCCGCAGCATTCACTGTGCTTAACGTAACATCAAACACTGGGACCGGACTTATAATTGAACCAACCGATTCCAAACCCGCATGAATCGTGAAACCCATAACGTGATTAAGGGGAGTATAACTCGTAACCTCAAAACAAGTCCGGTGCAACGTGAACACAATACTAGGTCTCACCAAACCACTCGTTAAGAACAAGCAATTAGGTCTCAACCGTTGCTTCTGAATATAATTTGGTGGGTACACGATGGCTGGTCTAGACAAGCAAGTCTCATTCAACTGAAACTGAATACTAGATGCGAACAACGTTGAACCCAAGTTAAACACGGGCGGTTGAACATCGCTACCAGTTGTGAACGTAGGCGTGTACTGGACAACCGTAGCGGTCAACAATGGAGCATTGACCTCCACACTTCCACCGAACTCAGGTTGATACAAGATGGCTGATGCTAACAACGTACCTTGATACCTTCGCAACTGCAAACGTGGTGCTATCACACTACTCACAGCACTCACCACACTAGGTTCAACCCTAATACTCGCAAATATCCTAGGAGCAATTACGGATGCTATTAGCTGGAATAGACTAGGACTCACAGTCCCACCCGTTGTATACGTAGGAGCAATCAAACTACTCACCGTGCTTAACGTGGTAGCCAACGGAGTCAAGTTTAGTTTAGGCGGCAACGTAACGAGAACATCACCAAACGCAAAATTAAAATTAACATTAGCCGTGCCATCTGAGTAAGCATTAAACGGGAAAAAGTACCGGAACGTTAGAGTAGGTTGACACGTAGTCGTCTGCGTAGTACCCACCTGCGTTGTCATACTTGCATCACTGAACACTGCCAACGATAACACCGAACCAGTCCGCACTACCCTAGCATAATACGTTGTATCCTTCGTAATCTCTTGAGCCACAGCAGCACCAACATTCGGGGCAACGAGATGCAAGTACCATTTATTATTCGCACCATAAATGCTAGGACGAATAGCCTGTAAACCACCTGACTGCGTAGCAGAGTTAGCCGTAGTATTCCCGATAATCATAGGAGCAATCGCACCATTGATAGGATTACCAACAGCCATCGCACTGAATGTTAAATCGAAATTACCAATGCTCCCCACACCCGCATCACGCCACAACTGGCTTGTAGTAGAACGCACCGCAGTCCCACTCACCGCATGCTCAGCAATCGTCAAATTAGACGTAGCATCATCCTTCGTGTAGAGCGGCAAGAAGTTCTGCATCCCAAACAAGATAGACGGACTTGCTACCAACCCACTCACTTGCTTCCTTAGTTGTGGTCTAGGAGCATACGTGCGAGACGTAGCAAACGGAGTCTCCATCTTCCTCACGAGCGGAGCATAAGTGAGAACTGGTCTAGACAACGTAGTAGCGTTTTTAATTAGTTTTATGGTAGGCGTATAACGATAATAATTCGACCAGTAACTTTGTGCCTGAATAACTAATGGATAATCACCAACAGACCTTAGCTGATCCATCGTTGTAGACCAAGTACAATTGACCGCCGCACCACCATCATCATACAAATAGAAATAACGATAATTCTGCACCTTAGTAAACGTTACGGTCTTCCATACCGTTGTCCTAGCAGCATCAGAATAAAACGTAATTGTGTAAACAAAAGCTGGCGAACAATTCACTGACCACCACAACTCACTCGGAGGTGAACCCCACTGCCCCAACGTTGTCAACACACCATTATCACGCCTAGCCACACCCACTGCTAACGCACCACTCACTCTACCATAATAGAGACAAATATAATTCTCAGGCGTCGTATTATCTGCTAACTTGAATGGATACAACCACACCGTCCCCGTACCAATCCCACCAAATGTTGGCATCGTAAAATGCCCCTGCCACGTCCCAACCGCACTAGTATGATACGTGAAAGCCCAATGCCGACTCGCACTAGTAACGTTCGTACACTGAATACTATTCTGCCCAATCGTGAACCCATTCCCACTAGTCATCGCATACTTGTAATACTGGTCAACCTCCAAGGGTGGACAAGAGCGTGGTACAATCTTCTTACCCACGGGAATTGTGGATGCGGTTGTGGTGAGTAGGGTGGCGTTGAACGTATTCACTATGTGTGGACTTAGGTCTAAATCATAAACACCAATACGAATGGTGTTTGTCATAAGAGCAAAAATCCAATTGCTTAACGCCCACATATAACGAAACGTATTCGAACCAACCCCAGCATTCGTAACACTAACATCACCCACTATGTTAGTTCTCAATGCGTCAGTAAACACTCTCAATCTAATCGTGCTAGTAGTCCGAGTGATACTTAAATAGTATGCCGTATTTGAACTTAAATTATTCACACTCGCCGTAGTCCCCGCACCAGGACCACCACAATACAAAGTCAAACTACCATACGACGCTTGACTTGCTACCCACTCAACACACGCTCTATCTTGATTACCATTATCAAAAAAATAATTGGACAAAACATTACTAACACCCCACACCAAACAATCATGCGGATCACCAGTTGCCGATAACTCAAAACTAGTCCGCAGATAATGCGTAAACTCCAAGCCAATCGCCCCAACACCCATGTCCTTATACATATAACAATTCGACGCATGATACATCCAAGGACTAACGATACTAGTGCTTGTTACATTAGAAACATTCTTACGAGTGAAAGTAGTAAAATCTTGTGCAGCCATAAATCACACCCCTAGAAAAAAAGCCAGCCAACGTATTTAAGCGTAGGCTGGCTTAACCAAAAACCCAAACAGAGAATGAGAGAACCAAATTATCTACCTTATATGTAGTAATCCTCACTTGAAAATAAATCCTCAGCACGCACACCAGTAGGATGCGGCTTAGACCACAACTCCAAGTTCTCAGGTCTATCATCCGACCTATCACCATTGATATGATGAACATGCTCAGTTGGTAGCAACTCACGACCCAAGATTTCCTCCATCACCAACCGATTACGCCGCTTATACTTCCTACTCGTGTTGGGTAGCTCACCAACGAAAATCTCAACATAACCCTTAGGATTAGTCCGCACACCACCATTCCACTTAGGGTTCTGGTCGAGCTTCCCAAAGGGTTTACCACTACCCTGCGAAGCATGCCTACACTCATGTGAACAATATCTATTACGCTGTTCCCTAGCCCAAAAATGTAAACCACAATTCTCACACACCTTATCAATCGCAGCTATTCTTCTTTGATGTGAACCAACTCTATACCACCACTTTCCATCTTCAAATACTAAGCCCTTAGACTTAGATTTATGAACGTAAATATAACCGTCTTTGTTCGTTATTAAGCCACCCTTCCAATTGTAATGGTCTTCACCACTGGGCAACACCAACGTAGGACGCCAGCACTTCTTAGAACAAAACCTAGATGCTTTACGATGCGTAGGATAGTCTTCACCACACTGCTCACACTTACGCAACTCAGCACGAGTACGACCACTGTTGTAGTAATACCACCACTCACCATCAATCAACTCATAAGCCATAAAAATACCCTCAAACAAAAGTAATTTGAATGAGGGTATTGTATAGGTTTTAAGAAGTGAAATCAACAATAAAATGTTAAGTAATGGCTATAATCATGGGGATTATCGCCATAACCTATGTGATGGCAATTATTCCGCTTGTACTCCATTTTATTGTGAGATCACCACCAGTAATATGCTGATACCCAGTATCAATATTGCAAAATAGCCACTTCGTCGCAGTCGTCGTGTCATAAATCACAGCATTATAGACATCCGCCGTGAGGTTGGTCCAAGTGACATCAGCCGCACTAAAAACACCACGATTACCAACATCATCCTGCGTAACAGCCTTAGTAGCCAACGTAGCACCACCAGCAGTATAACCAGGACCAGTAATCTCGTTCGTGCTAATATCAGACCACTGCGTATTCGCAGCAGACCACGCATGAGAATTGTTCAACAAACCAACCTTAACCACATCATTCACCAAATCCAAAGTCTTTTTCATGACCTGAGTCTTAAAACTATTATACACTCCCGAGCTTGCCATATATCACCTCTCTTAATTTATAAATTAAAACGCAACAGTATCTATCCATCACCAATTAAAGTTGAACAGTCCCACCAGACATTGGCACAGGGAACGGCACATGCACCACCGTATCCACCTTACCGTCCGCTCTCTCCACTGTCTCAACCACCGTCGTAAACTCCTGCACAGACCCATCACGCAATGCCAACGAGCCAGTACGTGCTTCAAGTCTCACACCAGGAATTACTTCGATATAACCAAACTCACCCTCAATAACATACCTGAGTTTCTGCGAATCATTAAACGCTTGTGTTGCTAACTCGGTAATCAACTGTAAATCACCAATTGAAAAGCCCGTGGACAAGTCAGCACACCGAACACGAGGATGAATGTTGGCATCCCGAACCTGTCCTATGGTATCATTTAATTCAATAGTATTCATTCATGCCTCATCACTGTAATCTTTTTATTACTTAAAACACCAGTTATAACCACCATTGATAGCAACACGCCACCCATGAAACATCCTGGTATAATCAATAGTAACCACGCCACACTAATCATCACTTACCCTTCTTAGCCTCACGAACTTGTCTTCCTTGCCCATCCGGTAGGGAAACAATTAGCAATCAGGAATTACGCAATTTTTAACTTCCAAAATATAATCACCAGTGTACACTTCGACCCTATCCTCAACACAATCCCAATCGTCCTCATTACATGCCATATCAACCGCTTCTTTTTCAGTCAAAGCATCCACCACTGCCATCTCAGTAAAATAACGATAAACTGTAAATATCACTTACAACCCCCACAACAATTAAAGCCCTTATCGTGCCTCACCACTTCCTTAACTGGGACCGGAACAGGCATCAAACCCACTTGTTCCCGTTCCGGCTCAGGTGGTTTCGTATTCACATAAACTACTTCCCGCTCAACCGTGCTTACCAACTTACTAACCTTCTCAATACACTCGTCCAAAGATTCGTGCATATTACAAGCGGCTTCTAAACAAGGGTACAAATAAGATGGTGTAATGTGATTTGATCCTCTATGTTCTCTCAAATATAAAATAGTTTTATTAGTGTCAAAATTATCCATTTTTTTCCTCAGTCATAATATTTTCACCATTAGTGGGTACTGGTATTGAACTTGGGGGGTCTAAGGGCTTGACTGGCTCAGGCGGGTTCTGAGTGGGGTTCGGTGCTGGAACGCATCCTGAGGCAACTGGTGCGTTCTGGGGGGACATTACAGGAACAGTGAGGGTGCGGTTGGTGAGTTCTAGTTGAGCCAATAGTTTGGTGCGTAACTCTTCGGGGCTGATGTACGTTGACGATTGGGTGGGCGTGGTGATTTCTAAACTGTTACCCAAGCATTTGTTGAGTATGAATTGAGCGGCTTTTTGGTCGCCCTTTAATGCTTTGTCAACTAGCACCATCACGATTTTACAAAAGTTTTCTTCTGATAGTGTGTGTACAAATAGTTCGGACCAGGGTGTGCGTTTTTTCCCGTTGTTTACGACTGCGGCTTTATTACCTTTGGCGAACTTGCCACGCTCGTCGTGTAGCGGTGGTGGACTCGGTGGGGATTCGGGTTGGACTGATGGTATGGCGGGGGTATCACCGTGCTGGGTGTGGGGTGCTGGTAGTTGTGGTACGGTGATCGTCATAATTATTATTTAGTAGTGTCAACGAAAAAGCCCCGCACTCGTTACGAACGGGTGAAGGGCTTATCGCTTAATTATGGAGTTCAGAGTAAAGAGTTTAACAGGTTGGGGCGGGTGAGTCAAGAGGTAGTGGCACTAGATAATGTATGACATATAAAGCAAAAATCACCGAAGTGAGTTGGTGCGGCTACCCTGTCTATGTTAGAGACGCCACCAACGACCAAGCCATCTGCAACGAGGTACTTGGGTCGGACGTATACGGACTCAACAAACTCACCACCATCCCACAAACCATCCTCGATATTGGCAGTCATATAGGCACTTTCATCATCCACGCTAAAACACTATTTCCACAATCCACCGTCTACGGTTTTGAGCCTCTGTTAGATAATTTTAATATGCTCAAAATCAATACCTGCCACTACACCGACGTTCATATTTTTAATACAGCCCTAGGACTTGTGGACAAACCCACCACTGCATCACTCAACATTTACCCCAACAACTTAGGCGGCAACAGCATCGTCCAAGGTACAGCAATCACCTCAACCACTGCCCCCTGCACCCTCAACAACCCCCTCGCCTATGACCTGCCACCCCGCTTCGACATCGTGAAGTTCGACTGTGAGGGCTGTGAGGTCGAACTAGTCCCACTTATCACCCAACACTTTGATTGCCCATGGATCGTAGGAGAGTACCACGGTGAAAAAGCCGCTCACATGCTTGATAACTTAGCCGGATACTCTATCGCTAGAACAGAGGGAATAGTCATTGGAATGTTCACCGCTACCAAGATAAATTATACTAAACTTTGTTAAGTGGTTCAGGGTGAGTCAATAGCTAAATCGCTGCGGGGTTATTTTCTCGCATGTATTTTTCTTCGGCTTCTCTGCGTGCTGTCATCTCGGTGTAAGTTCGGTAGCAGCATCCATCACAATCACGGGTCTGGTAATAGTGTAGGACGATGGGTAGCTCTGATTCAAGCACTATGTCATAGCAGAGGATGTTGGAGTCATCTTTATTGTAGTCATTCCAATAATGGAGTTCCCCATTTTCATCTTGACCTAAGAATAGGAAATCATAATCGTGTCGATCTTCTGGATCACAGATTAGGGCTAGTACGGGGTGTTGTACAACTTCACAGTGGTCAATAGTTGGGTCATGGTATGCGGCTACTATGAATAGCTTGTGTTGGGGTTGGATGAATGTTCTCATTATTAAAGTTCCCTTTATTTGGGTTTGTGTTGTTGGTATTAGACCACAGTAGGAGAGTTGAATCAAGTCCAACTGAGTTATTAATTTGTTGATGTTTCTGCTTGTTTCAAATTATCCCTAATGCTCCTTCCCTTTGGTCTCTAAAGAGACCAAAAGGAGAAAGGCAGCAATTTAGTTTTTGTGCTTTTCTGCCGAATAAGCACAAATAAGCACAAAAGCACAATTATTTTCGTTAAGATAGGTAAGATAGGTAAGATGGGCTGTTATTAAACTCCCAACTTTCTCCCTTTTTATTAAAAAGGCACAAAGTTATTAAGTATGGCTAAAAATCAACTTTCTGGCTTCGTATTTTTTGACTAATTGTTCACCTGTGGATGACAAGTGATAGGTGAAGGAACTATTCTTTATCCCCGTGCCTACTCTTAGTGTATATCCTTCATTGAAGGATTGGTGTAGGATGTTTTTAACGTGTTTGGGGGTCTTATCTGTGAGCTTCGCTATGGTGTCTGGGGTTATGTCATCATTGGGGGTAATGGTGAGGTGTTGGAGGTAGGTAAAGAATCTAAGTTCATTGTCTTCTTTTTGTAAGCTGCTTAGTTCTTGTGAGCCAGTGATGACTACGCTGCTGTCATCCCCTTCTCCGATGCGTTCGCAGTCTAGCATGAACTTTGTGAATGGTTCGTAGTCCTTTTGTTTGATACACTCTACTGTGATGCCGTCTAGGATGGTGGCTTTTTCTCCACCGCTCTTGTTGGCACTTATCATGGTGTCCACTGCGGCTCTGAGGCATGAGTGTCCTCTTTCTCGTTCGCTGTTCCATCCGGTGTGGTGAACCACGATTACGGAGCATTCGTAGGTTTTTCTGAGGTTGTCTGCGACTCTTACGAACTTGCCCATTGTGTCCGCATCACTGTCGCTGCCTCCTAGGTTGGCTGCTAGGGTGTCTATGACGATGATTTTAGGCACTTGGGGGCTGGTGTTGATGATATCTTTCAGTGCGGCGTGTTCTTCGTCTAGGACGAGTTGGAATGCGTCTGGGATACAGTAGAAGTCGGATGCTGCTTCTTCGGCTAGGTTGTAGTATTCTAGCCAGCGTGAGCAACGTTTGTGTATTCCGGGTTGTCCTTCGGCTGCGATGTAGATGGCTGTTCCTTTTTGGGTTTCATGGTTGAGCCAAGGTTTGCCTACTGCGGTGGACATACACCAGTCTAGGGCGATGAATGATTTGGCTGAGCCAGATTGCCCCCAGAGGATGGTGATTGATTTTTGGGGGACTATGTTTTTGATTTGCCATCCTGGTCTGGGGATTGTTCCCATGCGGCTAATGCTCCATAGGGAGCGGTAGGGGTTGGCATTTGGTTGGGGTATCAATTCAAAAGGGTTTGCGTCTACTTCTCCTCCTGTTACGATTGCGTTGACCCGTGCTTCTTCATCCCCCAACCATTTGTAGTATTCGGTGGTGTTATCAATGCTGTTTTGGATGGTGCGGCGTTTGTAGTCTTCCCTATCCCATTTGTCTCGGTAGAGTCCTGATTGTTTGAAGCATTCGTCTATGAGTTCTTCGTTTGGTCCGCAGTAGAAGGTTAGGTGGGAACAGAGGGCTTGGTCTGCTCTACTGTGGTCATTATCATGTTCTGCGAGACTGCCAGACCAGAGTTTGATGAACTTGTCCCCATTTTTTGCTCGACTAGCGACTTCGATGATTTCGCTAACTTGTGCGGTGGTGATGGGAACTGGGGTGGGCTTGTTTTCTGGTTTGATTTTTTCTGGTGTGTTTACGAGTCCGCCTAGGTAGGTTTCGTAGATTTGGTTGAGTTGCTCTTGTCGGCTTGCTACGGCTTGGATTGTGCCTGCTACTCTATGACCTGTGATGGTGAGGTAGCGATAGCTGGTGTGATCGTAGATTTCAATTTTGCCATTGCGGTAGCGTCTTGACCCTTGTTCTCCTGGCATTACCCCCGTGAGGATGATGCGTATGCCTGTTCCACTGGGTGAATACTCAGTGTAGGAGTTGATACAGTTGATGATGCTGGCTGCCCACGGTTCGATGATACCATCTTTCACGCATGCGTCTAGGTCGATGCCTGTTTTGCCTTCGCCTACTACGATACCAATGCCATCAATGTTTGGGATTTGAGATTGAAACATGGCTGCGTCAAAGGTTGACCATGTTTCGGGGGCATTGGTCTTAGCATACCATTTGGGGTTGCGACTAACTTTTGGAACTTTTGTCCAAGGTTTTTTTGCGTTGCGGTCTTCGTTATACTTGTATTCCCATAGTACCCATCGGTTCATTTGTTTGAGTTCGATGGGGATGTTTTCGAAGATGGGTTTCAATACGGCGGGTTTTACAATTTGCTCTTGATTTTGGTTCTCATCCATACTATTATAACTTAGCCTTTCGTAGTTGAGCCAAAGACCATCCTTGGCTCATTGAAGTTTTCATGAAACCCATACCAGTTCATACTCGCTGGTATGGGTTTTTTCTTATCCTTTACTTAGAGTTATGAGCCACGTAATCTAGGATTGCTAAATTTGCGGCATCTCGCATTGTTAAATCGTGAGTGGCTGCGTAGACTCGTAATGCTCGCTGTGCTTCTTTGCTCACGGTGAGTGTTGTTACGCTGGGGTAATCGTAAGTTTTGGTTTCCCCACTGACTGATGTTTTAATGTTTTTCATGTGTTTCTACCTTGTTTCCTATTTTACCAAATATTTATACTTAATACAATAGGAAAATTAAATTATTATTTCTAGATACTCACATGAATACTTCAAAAACATGTGAATGCTGCTGCGATGCCTGCTGCGATGCCTGCTGCGATGCCTGCTGCGATGCCTGCTGCGATGCCTGCGGTAAAGAAACAAATCACCTGACTATAGTCCACTACGTGAATGGGGATTTAGAAGTTTGTGCTGCCTGTCATAAGAGTGGTAAACTCTAAACCCCCTAATGGGGAAATCTCAGAGACTTTTACTGTTTATGCGATAAACAGTATAACTAATTATCCAACTCGTAAAAGTACAAGTTGACGGCATACGCCCCTGACTCACTCACGTACCACGTATTATTGGCTCGTGGTAAACTGATTTTTCCCGCTGTCAAGTGAGTCCAGATTCGGTGGTAGGTTATTCCACCGAACCATCCCTCTGCTACGGCGGTAGCGAGTGGTAGCATGCCATCCGTGGTGCTTAACTCGGCGGGTGGTTCGCTCACCTTATTGGCGGTAAACCACAATTCTAGAATATCAGCCAGCAATAGGTTGGCTCTTGTGCATCTCTCAATGGCTGCGTGTCGCAGTTTTCGGTAATTTGGCAATCCTATGCTGACGTGGGTTACGTCGTAGTTGTACTCTTTACCGGACGGTCGCTTGACTTTCATAATGTTTCTCCTAAGCACTAGTATAGTATTATGGATAATTTAGCACAACCCGAATGGTTATTAGATTTACAGTATTCTGCTGACGCACCCTTTTTAGAACTGGTAGAACTGGTGGAGCAAGTTAGAGTAAAAGAGGTTGAGTTGAAGGCACTCAAAAGCAAACAGGCGAGCTTAGAGTTCGCTTGTTCTAAACTCTTAGGCGAGGCTAAGAGCAAAAAGATCAAGGATTACACCATCTACCGTAGGCAAGATGTAGTGTACGCTGCTAAGTCGGACGTGAGTATCACCGTGTTAGAAGCACAGGGGCTATCGTATTATGTGAGCAAAGAGGTGTCTCAGCGAAAATTAAACAAGGATTGGGAATCACTACCCCCATTTGTGCGTGAACAATTTTCTAAAATTATTCGAGATAAAATAATTGTGAGAAAATTAGTGTGAGATACTATTCTAAGATATAACCTATATTAGGAGGATGAATAATGAGATTTTCAGAATATAAAGTTGATTTAGAATTCACAGAAATGCTGCTTGGTGCATGCCCGAAAAGTGAGTCCCTCTACAAGGATTTTATTGCCAGCAAAGCACCCGTGCCAGAGGATGCTGAGGAAGCTGAGTTGCCTGATTTGCAAGCCAGTGAGGAACGTGGCTGGACTACTTTCCTACGTGATGAAAACGGTCCATATTTGAGGCATCATGTGATTAAGGGAGCGTTTAAGGATAGTATACAAATGTTAAACAGAGACTCTCAAAGTGAATGCAAGAAGCCAAATTTGAAGGCGTTCAAAAAGATCGTTGACGGTTGTGTGTTTGTTGAACCAGATAAGTTGCATTTAATATTGCCTAAGGGTGGTGCTGAGGGTGTGTTTGAGAGACCTCTAAGGGTTGCTGATAAGTCGGGTGAGCGTGTTACTCTTGTGCGTTCGGATACTTGCCCGATTGGGACTAAGTGTTCTTTCACGTTGAGAGTTATGGGAGATGCTATAACTGAGGTGCAAATTAAGGAAGTATTGGAATATTGGGGGTATAGAGGTATCAGTCAATTTCGCAATGCTGGTTATGGCAAATGCATTGCGAAGATTAAGAAGATGTAGTTCATAGTCTTCGTTGGGACAGGGATGTCCCCTCCTTTTTATGCGATAGCATAGGATGGTATGGCGGTGTGAGCATTGAGATGGCAGAGCGTAAGCGATAGCAAGGAAACCCATCGCCCAGTAATGGCAGAGCGTAAGTGTTCCGTCGAAACTATAAGCAAGGCAACCGAAAAATAGCAACGGCTATGGATACACCGGCGATTCCACACAAAGCATCAGCATAGATAAGTCCGGTATAGCGTGGTTAAGGCAATACAATAATTCACGAGTACAGCGATGGCTAAGCGATATCGAAGTGAGCTTGAGCAGAGCGTGAGCGATAGCAAGGAGAGACAATCCTACGATAAGATGAGGCATAGGTAGGCTTTGCACTGTAATGTAACGGAAAAGTTAAGTGAGTTGTGATAACAATTAAAAAGCAGCGGCATAGGCATTAACGGAATTGTAGAGCAATAGCAGAGATATGTGTGCAAGGGAATGGCAAAGGCTAATAAGCAACGTAATTGCAAAGCTCAACAAGGAAACGGCATAGCATTGCTCAGATGGGCAATAGCATAGCGTAAGCGATAGCAAAGATAAGGGTGGATATGTGAAGCGAGGGCATGATAGATCATGGTTATGCACTGAGAGGGTATAGCAAAGCCGGTGCTGCGAGGTCATCGCTCGGGTAGGACTCGTTTGCTCGCATAAAGTTTAAGATTTTTGTCATAGGATTGAGAGGACAAGTAACGGTGTCGGACACAATTTCTAATCATCTGTGTTAGGTAAGCAAACGCATTAGCGTCAGGGTTGATTAAGTGTAATTTTGATAAACAATGGATAAAACAGTCTTGTTGCAAATCATCACCATCTTGCCCGATATAATATCGGCTCAGTGTCCCTCTAATAATGTCAGTGAGCATTTTTGTGAGGGCAGGGGATGCAACGCTCGTTCTAGACCAAGCGAGCAACTCGGTTCGTAGGATTGTTTTTGAGAGGTACACAAATTATGATAGCGATAATTCACGCATCTGATATTACTCAAATTATCAAAACGGTGGATAGTATCCTCCAAGGAACATATCGACCCCCCGTGGTTGTTCTCGACACGACTGGGGTATTTAATGATTCACGGGTGGAGGTCTACAAAACCTCTTGCGTGGTGAGTGATACAGGGGCGTATGCTTGGGCATCACGAGAGTACCCTAACGACGACCTAGCGTTTGTGCGTGAGGGCATCATAGTTGGCAAACGGGTCTTATCTAAGTTAGCAGATTGCGAAAGCACTGCTGAGTTAGTTTCATTCACCGTGCCAGATACGTGGGCGGGTTTCATGGTGAGACCCTCTTTATTCGCTAAGATTGGCTCATTCGATAGTGATTGTTGTGTCATTGATTTTGGTCATAGGGCTTACTTAAATCGGGTTAGCCAACATATTTTTCCATTAAGCAAAGCTGATTATAGTCAATTATCTATTAGGGTTAAGTTAGCGTTTTTGGCTAAGTGGGGGACGTTGCCAACCGACTTGGATTCAGCTACGAGAACCCCTTTTGAGAATTCAAAGTACCATGATGAGTTGGTGGGGTGCTTTGACTCCAACGAGGGACATAGGTTGCAGTTATTATCTAATGGTCGTGTGGGAGTTGGCAACGAGTACGACAGAAGATTTTGGTCTGCTCGTGATGGCTTGCTATTGTTTTTTGGAGATAAAGAGGTACGGCAAGTATTTGTCAAGCGTGGCTCTGATGGCGAAGCGTTGTGGACTTATAACGATATAGTATTGGAGGTAACCAGTGGACTCAATATATGATTCTGTGAATTTAACGGTGGAGAATAGTGCGGGTATTATTCGTGAGGTAATGAGCAAACTACCAGATTACCCAAGCACTTGCGTGGGTCGCACTTGCGTGGGTCGTGGTATCGTGATTGGGGCAGGAGGTAGGTATTTAGCGGGTGCGTATTGTCTCATACGATTACTACGGGATAAGGGTTGTACGTTGCCCATACAAGTCTGGTACGACGGTGAGCGTGAGTACGATGAATCCTTCGCAGCCCTGCTTGTGGATAACGGTGTGGAGTTTGTGGAGGCAAGGAGCGTGAATGCTAGGTCGCCATACTCACAAGAGGTAACCCAATCTTATGCAATCAAGTCGCTTGCTCTTATCAACTGTCCCTACAAAGAAGTTCTTTGGTTAGATTCGGACGTTTATCCCGATGGCAATCCAGACTTATTGTTTGATTCACCAGAATTCAAAGAGTCCCGTGCTATTTTCTTTCCTGATATCAGGAAGGTTAGGTCAGATATAAGTTATTGGGACGCTTTTGGCTTGGATTATGAGAAGTATAAGGGTGAGTGGGAGTGGGAATCGGGGGTTATTTATTTGGATAAGGAGGTTCATTGGAAACCGTTATTGCTGGCTGGTTGGTTTTGCAATCATGCCAACTTCTATATGAACAACAATATCTCTCTAGGAGATAAGGATTTGTTTGCGGCTGCTTGGCGACTGCTTGGTGCATCTAAGTGGTCTCCAACGGCTTGCCATGCCATCCCAATGTGTTTGATCCAATTGGGTACTAAGGGCGAGTGGTTGTTTTACCATCGTATTTTTCAGAAGTTTGATACTTCGAGGCATGTTGAGATTGAGGGGTTTGCTAACGAAAGTTTGTTACACCAGTTTTTGGGTGAATTAAAGTTAAAGTGGTCGCCCGTGTTGCGTGGGTTGGGTCTAACGAACGAGGACAAAGAGAATACTGAGAAACTTAACGGTAGCAAGTTTGTCTACCATCGCCTTGGATTAGATAAGCGGGATATGGAGCTTGGGGCAGGTGGCAGTATTAGCGTGGGTGCAGGGGGAGCTGAGGCATACTTTTATCTGAGGGAGGGATTGTTGCATCTGGCTTCGGATAACGGTGATATTTGTGTGCTTGAGCCATGTTCCGTTGGTTGGGTTGGCAGGTGGATTTCGCACGAGAAATGTGTGATTGTGTTGGAGGCAGTGGTTTTGTAGATTCAGAAAGGAAGCGTCTTGGACTCAAACATAGATCAGAAGTCTAATCCTTACGAAGGTTTTTTCCCTAGGGAAAAACAAGTAGAGAAAGGAGAACCCAACCGGCAAAAGATTTGTTTGAAAACATTTCTTTCGCCGGGCTGAATGGTGATATCCTATGTCTCACAATAGCAGTTGAGTCCTTAGTTAAATCTTATCCCGATAAGTATGATATTTTCGTCCAGACTAGTTGCGATCAGATTTGGCAGCACAATCCGCATGTTAAGATTATCCCGTGGACATCACCCGTGCCTGATGGAGTGCGTGTAATTGATTGCACCTACAGTACAATCAATAGGTCATCACAAGAGCCGTGGCGTATGCTGGAGGGCTACACACATGACCTAGGCACTTATCTTGGTGTCCCCCTGCATCCTAGGATAAACAAGCCTTGCGTTTATCTCACAGAGGAGGAGTTATCTTGGATGAGTCTAGTGCAGCAACATTTCACACATAAAACAACCAAATACGTTTTGTTTTCGCCCGCTTCAAAGCGAGACTACACGAATAAAAATTATCCATCTTCGCATTGGCAAAAAATAATTGATCATTTTGCAGGTACTTTAACCTTTGTTCAAATTGGTAGCAAGGACGCTAACAATCCGAAGTTAAATAATTGTTTGAATGCGGTTGGTATGACGGATCACAGACAATTCTTACGACTGGTAGCTCACAAAGATTGCTTGATGGGATTAGGTTGTATCACCTATCTGATGCACGCCTGTGCTGCTTTTGAGAAGCCCTATATTTTACTCAACGGCGGCAGAGAACCTACCAGTTGGGTTACGGGTTATAGGTTGCAGCACACAATTAGCTCGGTTGGTCTATTGCCTTGCTCAGGTCATGGTTGTTGGCGATCACGAGTTGTTCCAATTGGGGACGGAGATAAAAAGGATTCATCTTTATGCGAGCAACCAGTATTGCACCTCGGGGATTTTCCGTCCCCGAGGTGCATGGCAATGATTGAGCCAACGGAGGTTTGCCATGCCGTTGAGCGAATATTACGCTTCAGTTAGTTACAGTCAGTCCAAGTTGTATCAAGTTCGGAGCTTCCGTCGTGGGTCGGGTAATCACAGGTGCAAGGAGCGTAACACGAGGTAACGGCTGTAACCTCCATCCATAATCCCGGCATCCCAGAGAATCCCGGAAACCATTCAAAAAGACAAGCACTCTCCCCAGAACAATTACTACTGCTGATTGACGAACTAGAAGAACTAGAGCTACTAGAAGAACTAGATGAACTACTAGAAGAACTAGAACTAGAGCTACTAGATGAACTAGATGAACTACTAGAAGAACTAGATGAACTGCTTACACAACAATTTTCATATTTTTGACTTTCATAAGTTCCCGAGGTCGGTGGGTCAGGACAATCACACCCCGCAACACTACAGGAGATATCCTTCACCCAAACAGGGGGTTCAGCCCACACGTCCCAATACCACCGGCACATTTGTCCAGAACATTGTACGCATGAACTGCTGCTGCTGCTGCTGCTAGAACACGAGTGTGATGATGATGAAGAGCCACATTTGGCATTGACCGTCTCACCATCGGAGCAACCTGAGCCTTGTGGGGGGACGCACGAGCAGGAACTCATGCTTGTGCAGGAAGCTGTAATCTCATACCATTCGCCGAAAATCTCGTTCCATCCGAAAATGCAATCACCCGAACATGACTGACAAATGCTTGATTGGGATTGTGAGCTAGAGCATTCGCTACACACTACCAAAGCAAACGTTCCCTCCTCAGGAGACCCTGAGGGACACGGAGCACAACACGAGTGCGATGGGCAACCCTCACAGGGTATCTCCAACTGCCAAGCTGACCCGTCGCCATACCACAAAGCACCCTCTGCTTCCCCTCCGCAATCGGAGCATGAACAATTCACTGCACAGGGTGGTGTGATAATTACGTGTCCGCTACTGCTTGTAAGATTAAAATCGCAAGCGTGCGAGTCGATTTGTCCGTAGGATGAACCATCCACCGTTGGGTATAAGCACTGACACGGTGGGTATGTGCTGTCGTTGCAAGGAGAACAGGTATGACACAAAGCCCATGAATCCTCTGGCGATACCGATCCGGCAGTCCATTCCCACACGCAAGCACCGGTACACGATTTGCTACTGCTACTGCTACTGCTACTGCTACTTGAACAACACAAGTAGACTTGCTCTTGACCGTAAGGAGACGCTCCGCAAAAGTAACCATCAGCAAATCGTAATTTTAGCAACCCCTGCTTTATCCAATCTCCAACCCTGAAAATATTCCCATCACCAACGATAACCGTACCAGTCCAACGACAACGAGAACTTGAACTAGAACTACTACTTGAACTAGAACTAGAACTTGAACTTGAACTAGAACTTGAACTAGAACTTGAACTAGACGGGCATACTGTGGCATGCTCGTGGTGCAAATATACGTAATCTAAATTGAAGGAATCACCAGTCAGCCGTGTACTTACCGTTTTACATGACCACTCAAAAAATGCTTCTACTGCCCCGTCAGGTGTCCAATTAAATATGCCATTGAGTACAATGTCTGTATCGGTTAAAGTCTTCCAGTTGATATAATCTGCTGCTACTGCACTCGCCAGAGCATCCAATTGAGCCTTATTTTCTGGATCGCCATAAGCCCCAGAGGAAGGACAATCACAATAAAACGCTCTAGCGTTATCCTTAAATATTTTTTCATTTCCAATGACACCTAGGTAATTGGAAATCGAACTCGTGTAAACCGTTACCGTGTAATACTCGGCAGCACTCAAAGGATTGGGCTGGTGATAAACCACGTTGTCCTTATCAGCCCAGTTATCCTTACCACTGTAATCTTGTGTGCGTGAGTTGTGGCTACTCATAGGGTGATAGGTTGTGTCCGTGCCACACCATTTAGGGAACGTAACGATGAACGTTTCGGGTAGGATAGCTTCAAAATACTTATCGTTGGATACGCCACCAGCAGCATAATCCCACGATTGGATTTTATTTATGTTGGCTTGATGATCAGATTTGCAATTGACGTAAGTACGAGTCTTATATGTTCCGTCTAATTTTCTAATTAAACGTTGACCAACATTCATGCAAACAGCGTCTAGGAACGAAGCGGCATTCGCATAATTACCTGCTTCCCATAGCTCACCAACTTTACTAGGTGTGCCGTAAGTCGTGGGGATTGCATCTGAGGTGAGTGTTATGCCCATCGCAGTAGCAATACCCGAAAGTAATCCAGACCACGTTAGGAGCGATGTCTGCCCCGTGTGTTTATATTGTTGCCAGAAATACCTGTCATCCACTAAGCAGCACAGATATAAATCGTTCGTGGGGTTGTTGTCCCCCATGGTCGCTAGGGGTGATGGTGGTAGCAGATAGAGCGGTGTGGTAATGCTCACACCATTCATTGTCATATTGAAGTTACATGCTGTTGGCGAACCATTAGGGTAGGCGTGGGACTCTATATTAGCGAGCATGGTTGAAGTACAAATAAACCAAAATTCACACCACTTGCTAGCACCGTTTGGATAGTAGAGTTTGTTTAATTCTAGGTGGTTTTGGTTCTCATGGCTAGTTAAAAATGTGAGACCACCATTTTGACCTGGGTAGACTGCACCCACAACCATACGACGAGCATCCCGCAATGGAATAGTAGACTCTATCCACGCTTCTAAATCGGGCATGTTAAGAACTAAGTCCTGTCCCGCATAGCTCATTCGATTCACTTGTGCCATTAGTTGCCTTACTGGTTGTAGTCAATTAAAAATAATACTTGCCAACTCGTATCCACATACAACCACTCGGGTCTAGTGGTGTCTCTCTTACTTGTCTCAGTGGATACCAAACGCATAGGCTCAGAAAACCCAAAACCATCATCCAAATTACAATAAGCATACAATTGTAATGCTTTGATTACACACTCCACCTTATCGTAAATACCCAAAGATGACGTGAGAGCCTCAGTATCCCTACTAGCCTCGTCTAGACTTATGTTTGCCCACAAGCGGATCATCACACCTAAGTCTACCAGCATTACCTCATCACCACCACCGCTTACTGCTCCTGCGTCAATGTTGATTCGGTTGGGGGTAACAGCAGCATAGCAACCACCTAAGTATTCAATCTTCTGTGGATCTAAGGTCAAGAATGCTTCTCTATCAGTGAACCCACCGTCAGCTACTAGTTTGTCAACTATGGCGGTTAAGCATTCTGATATCCGTTGTGAGCAAGCCATGTTTATCCTATCAAGCCGTCGCTTATTGTTTCAGAGCCACTATCGGCACTGGGGAGTTGATAGCCCAAGTTTCTCAAACCTAACAAACGATTCGCATAAGTTTGAATTTGTCCTTGGTTATTATTGGTAATTACAATGCTCGAATTATCACCAAAACGGAAATTACTATTACCGGAATGAATGGCTACTTGCGGACCACCCATGTAGAGTGAAGTCATAGGACTAATGCCACAATGAGCAACGCATAACTTTGAGCTGTCTGTCATCGTGGAGTTCGTGAAAACTAAGGCGGGCTGAGTTGGCAACACGGTGGGTGTTCTAAAAATATAACTCGTGTTGACCCATAAGCCCGTACTACTCGGAACATTACTCACATACCCCGGTGTACCACCATCTAAACCACCACCCGAATTATCCGCCATGTGCAACCCCGTGGTGCGGTCAACAATGCTTACACCAACTGCATAATTTCCATTGATTCTCTTTTGTTTGAAATTGAGTGAGTATTGGGTACTGGGACTTAGGATTAAGTTTTGGTACAAGTATGTGGGATTACCACTGTTGATGCCAAATGAAGCACTGTAATCCGAACCGTCATACGTATTGACCGCATCCTTGCTAACCCACGCACCTTGTGGGGTGTTTAACTCAGACCACGTTGTAAATATGCTGCCGCTACTTGTATCAGCATTTATAGCATTAAATGTGCCATTTATCACCGCGTTACCTGTTGTCCACCATGGTGAACACACGGTGATTTGTGCGTTAGCTTGACTACCAACTTTGGGGAAACGAGCATCATTCTCAGGATATATTTGATAGCTTCCGGTAACCGTAAAAATCTCATTCTCTGCCGTGCGATATCCTGTAACAGCATCAGCCGTACAAGTGAGGTTCAATGTTTCGTTAAACAAATACTCTTGTGGGTAACCAAAGGGGTGATTGAGACTCATGGCAATAGCACCGTTGCCGTAATTGCTGGTATCGGTGCTGAGTGTTTCGCTAACCACGTTGCGTTTTACGGATTGCCCATTGACTTGCATACTGGCTATGAGACTGGCTAAACTGGTATTAAATCTAGTGTTAGGTTGGGGGTCTTGTTGATTGACTTTTTTTACAATCGTGGCTTGAATGAGTGTTCCTAATGCCCCGTTGAGTGTTACGCTGGTGCTTTGAATGGTGTTTTGGAGCGTGGGCAAGCCAGTAATTAAATCACGGTCATTGCCTAATGCACCGTCAACAACCTCGTAAATTGTTCCCACGTTATTAAAATTAGTGGGGATTGTGCCGGTTATAGTGCTATCGTAGTCTTTTGCTAATTTGTCAACTTTGCCAATTTTAGCAAAGAGTGAGTTTACATGAGTGCTGTCCATTGTGTTTCTCCCGATAGGGTATTTAGTTATATGCTCTTGGTAATATATCCATTCGCCATGCTGCTGCTGGGATTGTGTTGTTGGCATCCCCCGGACTCCCTGCGAGCATGGGGTTGCGTGGTAGTGGGATATTTGCCATGGTGGTCATCGGCGTCTGCATGCCGTACACATACTCACCCGTTAGAGTCCAACGTTGTGTAGTACCGTCTTTTTCAACTTGGGTTGTGGGAATATTCACCGTGGAATATAAGTAGACATCGTTGTTATTCAGGTTGATTTCTCCTGGTGCTGGCAACTCTGGTACTTGTCCCACACGACTTGTTTTCCAACTTATAACTTTTCGTGTAGTAGTGGCTGCGGCGGTAGCAAAATAAGCGGGTGTGCCTTTTGTAGTATTGATTACGGGTAGTTGGAAAGTATGCCCATGCGTTTCATATCGGACAACTGTGTCATAGACTAAGTGGGGGTTATCTGTCGTTTGCCCCAAACTATAACGACTCATTTCAGTGGGTTGCAAGTCATCACTAGGACTTTTTGTGGGTTTAGTTATAGTCGGTGGTGCGTCCGTTTTAGCGTTAAAAACGTTTTCAATATAAGGTGTTTTAGCCTCACATGGTGAACTTAACGCTTGACCTAATAGTAAGCCCCAGTAGATATAACGGTCTTCTGGTGAGCGTGCTTTGTTATCCTTAATGTCATCATTGTTGATTGCAGCACCAAAACGAGTCAGTGGAACTTGTAAGCCCTTCCAAGTTACCATGTTGGGAGTAGCATTAGTTTTGAGTTTGATGTTTACTTTATTTTGAAAAATATCCTCTGTAATACTTCCAGCAGTCAACCATTCTGTTCCCGGACCAGCCTTTTCCTTGGTCAATTTAATACGAGAAAAAACAATTTGACTCGCTATATGAAGCAAAGCCGAAATTGAAGCATCTGGATCACCCTGAACTGTTACACTGATATCGTTATTGATTAGACCCGCATTGCCCATCGCACCGAAATTAGTTGTGAATGTTGCTTCAACTGATGTAGCTGGTGATGGAACGGCGATGAACTGTTCTTTGTCCACAACTTGATACGACCACGTTAGCCCATCAGGTTGACACTCCACACTCACACCATCTCGTTTCCATCCCTCACTAATTGGGAACGTGAGAATATCTTTCCACGGTGGAACAAAGTTTTTTTGGTCTTGAATATTAGCACCACTCATAACCACTTGTCCTTGGATTTTTCTAACCCATAGGAACATTTCATTGAGTTCTTCGCTGATACTAAATCGATTAGATAATATGAGGTTGCTGGCTTGTGGTGTTACGCATGAATACTGCGAACCATGACCCGATACAGGACACTCATTGATCCATGTCTCTACTTCAAATTCAACGTGTAGGACTTTACCACCACCTTGTTTGACAACATCGAAGCGAACGGGTTTTGGACCATTATTTTCGTCCCGCATATTCTGACCATAGGGTGATTGTAGCACTACTTGACCACCCACAGTGTAAATAAGTTTGCCACGAGGTAAGAGCATGCGTTCTCTCATTGCGGCTAGGAATTGTGGTGCTGTACAAGAACTAGGACTGGTAATGCATTCTTGGGCAATCACGCCTCTCACGGTTAAACTAATTCTCGTGTAGAGCTTATCCGTATGACTTGCATCGTATACCGTGTCTTGTCTCCACGCTATTGTGTTGACATAAGTTAAAGTGATACCGTTATATGTTAAAGTGCTAGCACTCATTTTTACTCCTATTAGGGTGGGGCGGCTGCGGCTGCTCTTGCTTCTGGTGTTGGGTTATCACCCGGACCAAAGAATCCGGATCTTCTGTCCATAAAATGAGTACCCCAGCCTGGGTTCGACGCCATGCTTATCAACATATTCGCATAAGGACCGTTCAACTCATTGGCTTCTAGCTTCTGTTGAGATTTCATGTAATCACTCGCATCACCCTTCAACCAGTGGTAAATCAACCCTACTGAATCACTAACCGCCTCCATGGGGGTTGTGTAGGAACTAATCCACAAGTTTAACGCACCAGTGAATGCACCACTCACATAAGATTTCACGTTGTGCCACACGTCTCCAAATACTCGTGTCTTATCCTTGAAATCTTCGTTTTGAGTGTTAGCAAACTTAGTAGCGTTAGCACGGTATGCACCCGATTTCAAGTTACGAATCGTTTCTCTAACCTCATTTTGACCAGCCATCATAGCTAATTCACCGTTGAAATTGGCGTAATGTAGACCAGTTTTTACTACCTCTTCATTCATTTTTCTAAGACCAACCACGGCAGCAATTGTCATCTTGCTCATTTCTTTGAAAGCAATAATAGTGGCGGCGATTACCCACCCCGGAGGACCACTAGCAGCCGCTCCTGCTCCACCAACTGCCTCAGCTAACACTACTCCCTCAGCAGCCTCACCAGCCGATAGACCAACACCAGCAGTCCTTCCTGCCACACCAGCAGCCGCACCAGCAGTCCCACCAATATCAGTCATAGCATCCGCACCAGCGTTTAACGCCTTATCAGCAGCCCATGAATATGCTTTGAACTTACCGTATAATCCATCACCGCTTTTATCCGCACCCTTGAATGCTTCTTTACCAGCATCCCAACCTTTTTTCATTTTCTTAATGTCCGCCCCATCATCCATGAACGAACCAGCTAACCCACCCACCAACGTGTTGATTAGACCACCGCCCAACAGTTTGCCAATCATCGCACCAGCACCAGTGTTCGTATCGAGTAGTCTCCACAGTTTCTCCATAGGACCGGCGTTATTTTTAGCTTGTTTATAAGCCTCAGCAGCTTCTTTTACAACTTTGCCTAGGTCTTCTAATTCTTTTCCTAACTTTTGTCCTTCTAATTCATTTTCTAAAAAATCTGTTCCTAGTTGTGGTTGTGTGCTTTGCCATTTTCCAGTGTCATAAAGAGCATAAGCATCAATGGTTTTATTGAGTATAGCCTCCATCCAATCTTCCATTTTTTGGTTATAATCGCTTATAACATTGGAATGACTGGACTCCATACTTTTATAATCGCTACTTGCCTTCTCATACGCTTGCTTATATTGCTTATACGCTAATTCAGCCTGACCCAATGGCATAAACGTATTACCACCTTGAACCACGGTTGAACCACCACGCTGAGCAGCTAACCTATCAAACTGAGAACCGAAAGTAGTTAGCTTCTTGACTAAACCACCCAAACCCCGATCACCCATTAAACGCTCAATGCCCATCCTCCAATCCTTGCTAAACTTATCTAAGTCTGGAGCAGCACTCAACTTATCCTTAAAGGGTTGCTTAGCACTAGTCTTACGAGATTCCTCAACTTGTTTTCGCAACAAGTCAATAATGGTTTGGTTCTGAGAACCTAACTCACTTAGGGTCTGTTTTAGAATATCACGAATGTCATCAAGGGGGTTCGCAGCCATACTATCTCCTAGTTAGTGTTATTTAGTATAAGCATGACGTAAAAGATCCGCCTGCGTGCTAGTTTCACTAACCGCAAGCAAAGTAGCTTCCGATGGACACTTACCAAACGCCACCCCTAACGCTTCGATTACACCGTTGAGGACCGTGAAAGAGCTTCGAGTAAGGCATCGGGGGATGTTAAGATAGAGTCCGCACCACTCGCTATAGGTGAGTCTACGACCGAACCAACCTGTGCCATAGGCATGGCAGAAGTCAGAGTATCGTCGGGCTTTTTTTTTAGGTCAGCAACAAAGAGAAAATACTTCATGAGGACTTGAAACGCTTTTGCTCCACCAACACCAATATAAGTGCCATCATTCTGACGTTCTAGTTCAGGCAAAGTAAAAACATCACGAGCAGACTTAATCAACACCTGCATGCTCCTAGCAGCTTCCTTCTCATCTTTACCCTGCAACGTTCCTAGCTCAGCTTCCCAATCCACATCACATGACTCAATCCGCAAGTGAATATCCAACGGGTCAGCACCCACGATTTTATCGCCATTGCTATACTCAAAGATTTTGGTCTCTTCATCATTGAAAAACAAGTCAGACATATAATACTCCAAAAGGGGTTACCCTATAATAGAAAAAAGCGGGACTAATTTATGAATAATTAGCCCCGCTATAACACAATAGGCAAATACTACTTAGACGCCAACAAAACCAATCGTATACAAACCAGCATCCGATGGGATAGCACGAACCACAAGCCTGTGTCGAGTTACCTTAGTCCCAACCTTGAACGAGTGTTCATCCATAAGGTAGCAATAGGGGAACATCCAACCACCCTCGCCATCATTCTGGCACGCCTTACCAGTAGTTCTAGCCACACCTAGGCTGAAAAAGTGCTGGCATTGAACCATCAAAGTACCATAATCCGTGGTAGCAGCCGTCAAATTATAGTTAGGTTGAACACCCACTGTACCACCATGCAAGCGGGGGATAATCGTATTCAACACGGATAAGTCGTATTTAACTAAGTCAATAGTGATTCTAGCATCCTCACCAAAGTTCTGGATGTCTTCTGGAATATTCGGACCTTTGTTATCCGTGAAAATTTGCTCTTGGTACGCCGAAAAAGATAGTTCTACGCCGTCAACTGACCAGCCAAGTAAATAACCCGGAATCACATTTTGGTTGCCGATATAAACATCAGCACGACCGTTTACTCTCAACATATTCGCCATTGTATTTTCTCCTATTGTTGTGCAGTCCAGCGTCTAACTGGAAAATATCTAGTATTATCTCGTAACAAGTGCTGTTCCAAAATCACCCACTTAGGCGTAGTTGCAGCACTAGTATTACCCGCTTCCTCAACCTCACCAACATCAAACACTCGTTCCCCTAAACGCAACCGATCCAAATAATGAAATGACTCATTCACAAGGGGGAACTGTTCCAAATCATAACCACGCCGTTGTCTCAAAAACGCAAAAGCAAAGTCGCAAGTGAGTCGTTTAATGAGGGCTAGACTGTTTCCAGTTAAACCATTTAAGTCATCGTGCGTGTATCGTGAGCCAACGAAACAAGCTGATTCTAGCAACCCACTGGCATCATCTAATGCGGCTTGTAGGTTGGTGTTCACGTTAAGTTCGGCTTGGTTTTTACGTGTACCATCATCACCCACTAGGTCTCCTAGTGTGCGGATGTCATAACGAGCGATTATATCGTTGGGGGTAGCATAACTCATGAATCTATTTAGTCCTGTTATTCAGCAATCAAAATCTTGATTTTAACTGTTGCTAGGTCGGCACTGGTGTTATGCACCGCAATCGCTGTTACGTTACCACTGAACGCATCATCCCTTGTGGCAGTCCAGACCCAAATCTCACCAGCAGTGAGGGTAACCACCGTGGTGCTTCCGGTGAATGTAAAAGTAGCAGCGGCATCACTTGTAACGGCTACCATTTGGACTTTGGCTGCTACGAATGGGGCTGCGAAAGTATCAGTAGCACTGGCGATTACCGTGTCGTTTACTGCGATTTGTTCAATACCTGTGAGTGTTTCATTTGCTGTGATAGCATCGCCACTCATGACGACGCCTCGTGTTACTTGTGCTGTTAAAGCCATGCTTGTTGTCTCCCTAGGAATAGGCATACACTATCTAGTAGTATTGAGGCAAGTCTTAAGACATAGGTAAAAAAACAAGCCCACCAGAAGTTTCCAACTGGTGGGCTTATCATTCTTGGAGAATTATTTATGGCTCAATTAGTTACTAATCTACGCAACCTGTTACCAAAAATCCTGAAATTGGACTTACAATTTGGACATCATAGTCCTCCACACAACGCCCTACGGTTCTGCGGTTAGGTGCATCGATCATCGTTTCAATCGTCATCTCTTCCTTCATCATGATTGCCGCAGTGCTGAACGTCCCCATCGTGGTTTCCAAACCACCCGGACGAGCCAACAACAAAGCGTTGGTATTCGTGAGGGCATAACCATCCGCACGAGTCGCACCCCTCTGAGAGGTAACAACTACCGTGTCTTCAATACAAAGTTGTATACCGTACAAGTAGTCCGGCAAACCCCAAAGTGCCAAGTTGTTCCTAACAACATCCATCGAGAACGGGCTAGATTTTAGGTAATCAGAAATCTCAGCACTCGCAGCCATTTGACTGGCAGTATTTGGCTGAATAACGAGAACCAAATCACTTGGCTTAACAACAGCATTTGTAGCCTTATTGATGGCTTGAACAGCAGCCATAAGACCCAACTTAATATAGGGATTTGAAGTCGTCGCCACATCCCATTTGCCGCCACCGAGAGAGCTAGCGGTGTTATACTGTGTCATATAACTTGTGCTTTGGAGCTTAGCCAACGCAATTCTCGCACGTTGAGTCATAGCGAGAGCAGCCGCCGTTGCCGCATAATTCGCAATAATGTTCCAATCGGCTTGCGTGGACGCTAGGTCGCCAATGTTGAAATCATAAGCGTAACGACGGGTGGCGAAGGCTTCATACGTAAATTCCTTATTTACGGTGTTCCAACGAGAAGCCGCACCGTCCGCCCAGACAAACTCATCGCCAGTCGTTCCACTAGCACGAGCAGCTTCGTCGGGGGTGTGTTTCAAGTAATAGCCAGCATTCTTATCAACCTTGATGATGCTGAGATAACGATTGAGGGGGAAGTCCTTCACGTTTCGTGAAAAATCGACCATTAGTTTTCCCGAGCTTTCAAAACTCGGGATAAAAGTATTTGTGCCGGATGGATACGCAGTAGCCATAGTTTCTCCTTTTTGTAACCCTTTTTATTTACGCTCGTTGTTTAATATTTTGCGAGCAATACGAGAACACGGATTTTGTCATTAGCAGCACCGCTTTGCAAAGCGATAGCACCAATCTGACCGGACGCTTTTGTAATCGCCCTACCGTTGTCGTCGCTGCCCAGCAAATCACCACGAGTGATAGAGCCACCGGCTTCGACGTAACATATTTGACCACCCGTGTAAACGTAGAAACTTTTACCAGCCGAAGCTGCATAAGCTGTGCTACCAGTTACACCAGGAGGATTAGCTGAACCGATTTGGGAAATACCCAATAGGACACTACTGGAATCACCTTGTAGTGCCGCATAATCTAAACTTGCATCCGGTCGCACAAAACGAGAACAACCTACGTTACCATTAGCAACCAAATTGAGAACGGGAGCATTAGTAGTCATTGTCAGACTCCTTCTAAATATTTTTTCTTGGCTTCGTCGTAGGACAATTGGTTTTCCGCAGCATACTTCACAATCTTCATGACACGATCATGCGTCAAAGCAGAACTGCCACCTGCATCGCTCAACTCCACCGTATTTACACGTAATTTACTTGTAGGGGCTTTCGAGTATCTAGTGCGGATAATTTGTAAATGTTTAGAGTATTGCTCAGGAGACATACTTGAAACATAATCAACTTCCTCATTCAAATCAAAAGTGAACTCATTAGCCAACTTGGTCAACTCACTCTCACGAGTCGCTTTAACCATCTGACCACGCAACTCTTCAGCCTCACGTTGATACTTGCGAACCTCTTCCTTAGCTTTACCCAAAGCGAGTTCAAAAGCATAACGCTCTTTCAGTTTTCCTTCACAATAATAGTTTGGGTCATCACCCAAGTGGTCATCCACGATTTTCTTAATCGCATCATCATCCAACTCAGGATGTTCACTTTTCTCTTTGCGATAACCCGTATCTAATGACTCCTGTGAGTATTTCTCAACAGCAGCGTGCTTCTTAGGAACTTCTTTGTCTTCCTCATCATCCTCCGGCTTATCGGCTGGGGCTTCTGCTGGTTTCTCAACAGCACCACCATCGGTTGTTTCCTCTGGTTGTTCATCAGCAGCTTCTTTAACAGGTGCTTCTACGGGGGATTCAGTTGGGTTCTCTTTACCCTCTTCCGTAGCTTCCTCACTAGCAACCTCAGCAGCTTCCTCAGCAGCTTCCTCAGCATTTTCGTCTTCGTCTACTTCTGGTTTGTTCATTAGACCTTTCACGTATTGTCCGACTTCAGTGTTTTCCACTGTCTCGGCAATAAGTTCAATAAGTGTTTCTTTATCCATATCTTCTACCTCTGGTGCTATGAGGAAGGCGTTGCTTGAATATTTACGCACTACCCCCTCATTTTCTTGTTTACTAAAAATTGTAATACCAATATCCTTAGCCGGTCTAGTTGCCCCAAGCAACGAAATCGGATCAATTACCCCATCCTGCCATAGTTCCACACTCTTACGTGGGAATCTACGCACGTAGTTAGCCAATACCTTAAACGTGGCAGTAACTACCTTCCTAGGGTTTAATTCACCCATCTTACTAACAGCAAAATTATAAGCCCAACCCACAATCGGTGGCTTATCAATTTCCTTATCATTCTCACTCGTATGACCCACTACGATTGGACACATGTCTCCACTGTCTTTGACTCGTTCGTTATTGATTCGGACAATAGTATCTAACTTATCCGAATCGTATTCCTCGTCTTCATCGAAGATGGGAACATTAGGGATTTCAATATATTCCTCTGCTCCAGTTAAATCGGGTACACTGTAAGACTCTTTGCGTGTTTTGTAAGTCCCGTTGGGTACAAAGGTATTTCCACCACTGGGGTAATCAGCCATTATTTAACTCCTTAAAGGTTATCACTCATCTCTCGCACACCAACTATCGGTTTACGCATGGTTTGACCCTCTACGAAACCATCTTGACCAAAACCATCTTGTGCGGGTGCTTCAGTCTTCTTCAACACGTCCGCACCCTTCTTTGGCTTACTCAGACCCAACACGCTACGAACCTGTGCCTCATCGAGTGAACCATTCATCTCGAACATTCTCTGTGCCGATTCCAAGAAGTTAGTTGGGTCAACCTTATCAACGTGGAACTTGAACCTAATATCAAAATCAGCACTAGGGAAATTATGCTTTTGTAGCACTGGGATAAATTGAGTAGTCAAAGTATTACCTAGGTTCGCAGCGTCATAACGGATAAGTCTCGCACAGGACTCTTGCTCATACTCAGTAGCAGTCCCACTTTCCTTACTGGTAGCATCCATATTGCTTAAACCTATAATCATTCTTCTCATCTGGTTATTGTAATAGTCGTCGATGATGCCCATGAATGATTCGATACCACCCAGATTCATAGGCACGAACTCCAGCCCAGCCCCTTGACCCTCTTCCCCGATTGGTCTGGGGAATAGGATAATGTTGTTCTGCTGCTGTTGTTCTAGACTGGTTCTAACCGCATCCATACTGGCGGGATTACCTGCCTCAAAGTAGCCAATGAGGAAACCACCGCTCGCACCGTAGCGTTCTAGGGCTTGGAATAAGTAGCCCAGTAGTTCGGAGCGGGAATACCATGCCCAATAGATTTGAGAGCGAATGCCTACACCCTCAATGCCCACTGCGACTTCCGGTTCGTCAAATTCGCCGTCAGTAATAAAATGTTTGTGAACTATGAGACATTCCCTGTCCATCGCATCAAACATTTCCACCATACCCTCTGTGCCAATTCTGATTTCTCTATAACCACTTGTTTTGGATGGGTTGACCCTATAACCGATATCATTTGTGTCATAATCGAAAACTAACTTATCACCCATGATAGGTTGCCAACCCTCAACAACCATTTTCCTTAAACCCCTTTTCCATTTGAAAGCCCAATCGATAATTACCGCGTGTTTACCGAACCACACCGCTTCCTCTAAGTTACGGAACATTTCGACACGGTTGGGTATAGCATCAACGATTTTGGTGAGTTCATCACATACGGTTTTCTGGAACTTATCGGATGGGTCTTCTGGTTCTAGGGAGTATTGGAGTTCTGCTACTGCCATTTGACGTGCGAACAATGCTTCCATAATCACAGGGTCTCTTCGCATCGCCTTAGCGTTGGACTGTGAATGTTTTAGGGCTTCATCGAGGTTGCGGTAGAGGTGGCTGGGGAGGTTGGGTATCCCCATAAAGGTGGCTACATGCCTAAAATTAGCATCTGGGACGACTGCTTCTGCGGCAAACTTGACGAATCTCCCGTGATTATCCCTGATTTTGGTTTTTGCTACTTCTGATTTTTTCGCCATTTGTGGTAAACCCCTTGTGGTGTTGTGGTATTTAGCAATCACAAAAACTTTTCCACAAGTGGGGTTGCGGTTTGGTTTGACTCGTGTAGGATACGTGTATGAAAACATACGTGAGCGAACAAGTTGGACTGGATTTCTGGGGTGTTCAAGCCTTACTCGTAGAGGCAGCTAACAGCCCCACTACCCCACAACACGTCCTGAAAAACGTTGGGTACGGACTATACAAACGTTCAGACGCCGTGGTGGTCTGGGATAAGACCCACGTATGGGTTCTCAACCCAACTCAGTGGGAATGCTGGGGAAAAGGTCCGACCCACGTTGGTTCACGCTACCACGGGTATTACTTGAAAAAATGGGACTTCAAGTTTAACCCGTCCGATGCGTGGAAAGCCGTGGTCATGTCCCCTCGCTTGCGTTATGACTACTGGTTTGAGAACCATGGTATTCTAGCCCGCCGTCGCAAAGCAGAGGCAGCCCGTGTAGCCCGCAATGCTAGCAAGCGTGCTGCTTACGCTGCTAAGAAAGCCGCTACTCCTGCCTAGATAGGGCATGGGTAATTACGGTGGCGATATAGCGGACTGGATACACCAGCCAAAAGTACCCTTCAGTGGGTCATTACGAGATGAAGCAAGGCGAACTAAGACTAGGGTAACCCGTGGGAGTAAATCCTCATGGGTGAATCTCTACGGTTATGCCATCCTTAACGATGGTCGCATTGGCATCGTAGTCATGTTTAAGGATGGTTTTGTAGCATTTTACGATGCTAATGATGGTTTTGACGAGGAAATGTATGCTGCTATGGACGCAAGTGATAGCAAAGGTCAGTTCATTCATGCTGAAATGTATCATGGACCATACAAAGAAATCCACTGGATAGGAACACCATCCGATACTTTGAAGCAAAAAGATAGGGTAAAGAAAGCCACTGATAAGAAAAAAGGCATCATTGATCCAGTTGAACAAGAGCGTGAGGAACAACGAGCCGCAATTAAAAAAGCATGGAAAGCACTCAGTCTAAAACGAAGGTAATCACCTACCAAAGAACGTTCGCTGTGGTTTCATGTGAGTAACCCCTGCCCACGGCTTGGTAATCACTGATTCGGTGCTGTAAATTACGTACCTCGTTGCATCGACAATATGGTCGTCATGCTTCTGAGGCTCATCAGGTTGCTCTGCGGGGTTGACCTTAGACTTACTTGCTACCTTCCACTTGTAGCCCTTCATTTGACGTATGAGTTGCTCACAAGTAGCAAAAATGAATAACTGTGGCTCACCGTCCTTGCCAATGAGTTTCCTACGTATTGTCTCAATCCCTAACTGAACTGCTTTCTTAGCTGGCACACAATTGATACCCAAGTTCCTCAACCGTGCCATCGCCTGCGGGTCTTCCCAATCGGAAAAAGTGCTAGAATACTGCTTACTACCTTGTATCCACGGGACTGATTGTATTGCCTTAGCAAAATCCTCTGTAAACGTCTCAGGGGTCTGTAATTCGTGATAAACATACCACGTATCACCATCCCTAGCAGCCCACACACAAGCTGACTGCCTCCAGCCAAAGTCAATCCCACGGTAATGAACCGCACTGCTTGGTATCTTACGTGGCTGGATTATGTGAACATTGCTGTTGAACTCTTTGAATATCACGCCAGAGTAGTGAGCAAAGTCGCCAATCATGCGTGTGGCTATCATGTCTTCTGGTAGACTTCCATAGAACATGTCAAACCATGATTGGGGTAAAGTAGTATTTAATTTTGTGTTGAGTCGATAGAATGACCAGTAGTGCTTAACGTCATCACGGGCTTGATTGTTAAACAGTTCTTCCAACTCAGGTGCGGGGTCAATGGGTGTTAGGGTAATTATTTTAGACCCCGGATACTCATAATCTCTGCAACGAGCCATGATTTCTATCACAACATCCCACGGGCATAGTTCATCTAAGTGGAAACCACCGGCGGATATAGCTTGAAACTGCTCACGTCCTTCCAAATAGGAACGGAAGTCTAGCACCCAACTGTTGCCCTTAGCGTCTGGTTTTAGGATTACTTCACGGGGGAACTGTCGTGCTTTATTTCGCCAGCTGATGTGTGCTATTAAGTCTGGGTTGATATACTGGCGGTATTTTTCTACCCATAGTTGCCCAACCATGTCTAAGTCTTGTGATGCAACTAGGAAGGGTGTGAGGGGTCTTGGTGGGGGTGTTTCTTGTACGAATCGGGCTGCTTTGTATGCCCCAGCGGCACTTTTTCCTGAACCGTTTCCACCAAGTGCTACTGCTACACCTTGGAACTTGTCAGTAACAAAGGACTCTTGTTCATCATATTCTTCTGGGCTGTCCGGTCTAGGTTGGAAGTTGTAGAATGGAGAATCTAGGTAGGTGGTTAGGAGTGTTAAGTATTCCTCTGGTAGGTTGGCTATGATTTCTGGGGTGAGTCCTTGAATCATTTGTTTGCCCATTCTTCTAGTAATTCGGGTTGTGTACTGATCAATTTGCTGAGAAATGATGCCCAGTTACAGTTACAAGTTGTGCTTATTTTATAAGCTAATTCTCTATTTTCTGGCAATAGTTTAGCGTTAAATTCTGGGTCTAATAACCATCGTTTTACTTGTTCTATTTTAACGGCTGCCATGAGTTCACCACAATGAGTTGTTATTATCATAGATAGGGTGCGTATAATTGTTTCCATTTACCGGTAAATTGTCCCAAGTATGAAGGATTAAAATATGACTGCCATTGACCTCACCACTGCTCTTATTGTTACTGACTCCGACACGGGTGCTTTAACTGTAACTACATCAAGCATAAGTTACGATCACACCATTACCCCCACTGCGTTCGTAAATGTGGGCATTCCAATCCCTGATATGCTAACAGATTGGGCTTTGGATTGGACAATTCATGTTGCAACTAGTGATGCAACTACAATGATTAGACCATTCATTGCCTCAGAAATGTTTACTGGTCTAACCCCAGTCCTACCTTATGTGAGTTTATCGCCAATTAGTGCGGATAGTTCTGGTGTTGATTCGGTGAGTAGTGGCTTGTTATTGTGTCAAGAACCAGAATCATGGTGGGGCGGGTCATGCACTGCTATCAATAATTCTGATTTTACCATTGTGAATGGTGCTGGTTCAGTTGAAAGCGTGATAACATTAAGCGAACCAACATTTAGCATTCAAACCGTGATCAACTCGGATAGCACATCGGGATACATCACTAGGGACTTTGGTCAGGCATTACAGCAATGGACTCACGTTTTCAATGTGAATTACACTGATGGAATCACAGATTTACCAACCGATTCTTTCGTTGAAATCTACCGTGCCAATAACGGATATTTTGATACTTCTGATACAACGGGTGTTGGTTTTGGGTTGAAGAAAGTATTATCTGATAGCACACACTTGCTACAATTGATTGGTGGTAATTTAACCACAACAGTGGGTTCGCCATTTGAAGATACCAATATTGTTATTTCAGTGATTAGAGCTTTGACAGGTCCACCTGTACCTGTTGAGCAGGTTGATGTTACGGTTACACCGTATGGTTCACCAGAAACACTCTTAGTAGACGAGACTCTTACAAGTTCACTAACGGACACTTATTATTATTTGTCTTTTAGTCGAAGTAATATGGGTGGGGGTACACCGGCATTGGGTCATAAGTATGATTTGACTATCAATTCTATAACACCCAACCCGTGGTTACCCAGCACGATCACAATTGCTGGTGATCAAGTTATTATGGATGAACCTGATTATCCAGCAATACCAGTTGATACTGACTTGTATTGTCGTTTAGAAAGAGTGTCTTCGGATAACCCAAGTATTGATGGGACTGAGGTGATAGCAACGAATGAATGTGATGGTTCATTCAGTGCATTGCCATCCACAATTCAAGCAATTAGATTATCATTTTTCAGTGATGCCGAACGCACTACAGCAATTCCTTGGAATGATACGAATAGCGACCCACTCAGTGTTTACACTGGTCCTCCTGCTGGGCAAACAATGCCAACTGGTTACTTGACATTCCAAGTTGCACCAGCATCGGGTGATTTTGTCGTGAGCGACGTGAGTTTCCTAACAAGTGAGTCATCTAGTTCGGAATCTAGTTCGGAATCATCGTCTGAGTCATCCTCAGAAGAATCTAGTTCGGAATCATCGTCTGAGTCTAGTTCGGAGTCTAGTTCGGAATCATCGTCTGAGTCATCCTCAGAAGAATCTAGTTCGGAATCTAGTTCGGAGTCATCCTCAGAAGAATCTAGTTCGGAAT